GGCGAATCCGTTGTTCGACTTCTCCACGCAGGTGATAAAGGTCTTGAACGAGCGTGAGCAATCGCCGTTGTCGGTCTCGGTCACGATGTACTGCGTGCCGTTGCGGGGCCATTTCTTATCCGGTCGGATGTCGTTCTTGAATGCCGTCATGAAATATCCCGCCTGCTTGTCGGACTTGTCAAAATCAAAGCAGACAACGATCATATCCTTGCCGGTCTTGCTCTTGGCTTCCTTGACCCGCTTAATGACCATGTAATGACCGCCAAGCTCTACCGGTGTAAAATCTCCGCTTGCCTGAGTGTTGTCGTAGTTGTTAGGTTTTTTCATGTTTTATGCTCCTTTGTTGTGAATTGTTGATAGTTGCTTAAATCTGTGCGACACATCTGATATTGAATCCCTTGCCCTCGTACAGCTCCCAGAACTGTTTACGTGCATCCGATTCATCGATTGCGTCAACGGTCAGCAGTTTCGCTGAGCCGCCTTCGGTCAGATAAACTATTGCGTATCGTTTCATGACGTTTCTCCTTTCTTAACGTTTCAACAGTAATTTAATAAGTTCCTCTTTTGACATGGATGAGTAATACTCGCCCTCCAAAACGTCCAGACGTTCATTGATGCATTTTTCAACAAACTTTGTTTTGTTCATGTTTATGTTGTGGCAGTACTTTGTAAGTCGTTCCGTTGTTGCCTTTCCAATATGCGGGCTGAAGGAGCCGTCTCTTGAGCTAACGTTACGGAACTTGTCCTCAACTCGCGTTTTTCTCGTGCCTTCCATTGGTGCGTTCTCCTTTCGTTTAATTCCCCCACTCGCAAAGCAGGGCTTTCCATTCATTGAAATCAATCGGGATGTCGGCGAACTCATCGCCCTCAGCTCCGCAGGCGATGACCGTTCCGAAGATGGGATATTGAAGCGGGATAGCGCCGAACATCTGACGGTGGGTGAAATTGTACGGCATATCCCTGAGCTTGCCCTCCTCGTTACAAATCAGCACCACGCCATTATCGAGCGTTACCGTCTCAATGTATCCGCCGACCGCTTCCTGTAATGCCTTGAGTGTGTTCGGAATGGTCGCTTCCTCGCCGAACTGATCGCAGGGTCTTTTGATGATAACTTTCATTTAGTATTCCTCCAGTGCCTTAATCACGAGCATAATGTCGTTGTCGATAATATCCGTATCGAAGCACCCGAGCGGAACCTTGCAGGTCGAATTGTCTGCGGAAAGAATGAACTTGTATTTGCCATCCTGCCTGACCGCCCAGACAACCGTTGTCATCTTGCTTTCAAGCACAAGCTTCTCGAGCTTCCGTCCGTTGGTCTTGATTCGGGTCTTCACAATGCCGTTGTCATCCGAGATTGTCTCGGAATGGCAGAGGATAATGACCGTCACATTGTTGCGGATTTCGAGGGCTTTGTTCACAATTCCCCATCCATGCTGCGCCAGATCCGTCCATGCACTCCGTTTGTCTCCGCCCTGCATGGCAAGGATTCGCATCTCCTCGGCAACCATCATGCCGTTGAGTGTGTCGATGACAACGTACTTAATGTGTTTGAAAGCCTCTTCCTTGTCGATGCGCTCGAGCATCTTGCGGACGTTGGTGAAGCTGTCTGTGCAGAGGTAATTCTTATTCTCGGTGTTGTACTGCTTCTTCCACCCTTTCCAGTTAAGCCCCTTCTTATCGGAATCGATATAAAAGGTCTGTTCGGGCGGAAGATTTCTCATTGCGGTGGTCTTGCCGGAACCGCTCTCGCCCATGACGCCAATTACCATCTGGTATCTCCTTTCCGGCTGTCATCTATCAGCCTGTTAATGTTGATGAGGGTCTGTGTGTAGTCCCTGAGTGCCGATGCCTCGTATTTCTCGGTGACTTTGTCATCTGGGAGTGAATCCAGGATGTTGTTTATCCTTGCCCTGACTTGGTCAAACATCTCGATGTAGTCTCCCATGTCATATCCCTCCGTATTCGCTCACCGGAAGATGGTCGGTCAGCGCATCCACGCACGCATCCGCAACAAGTCCGTCAATTTCATCGTCTTCCGTTCCGACAATCCCGAAGAATGCCCGTTCGATGATGGAGCTGAAGCATGAGATGTGCATGCATCGCTTCGTGCACGGAATGACAACGCAGGTCGAATTATTGACCGGCTCTTTGCAGATCTCACAAACGATCATTCGGAATCACCGTCCTCGGCGGGCTCGCGCTCGTCGTGGTCTTTCAGTGTTACGGTCATGACCACGTTGATATCTGCAACCTCGTTCCCCGGAAATGCATCAACAAGATCCTTTGCGGCGTTCAGATTATCAAATTCAAAATGAAGCGTATCTGAATAGCTTACGGACTTGCCCTCGTATGTGTAGAGTGTTTTCTGGGTGATTTCTACTTTTGCCTTCATAAGTTCCCTTCCTTTCTTTGGCTCATATTGCCATTAACTTTGATTTGATGTTTCTTATGACCTGCTCCGTAATGCCCTCAATATCGACCGTTTGCAGTTCAATAAGGTGCAGGTCGATTTCGGTTGAGATTGGGTCGTATACGGGCAGGAATTGTTCCATATCGGTATTTATGTGAGTGCGGTGTCTTGCCGCATCCATATAGGCGGCTGTTCGTACCGATGTGACCTTGCCAGAGCTTATCAGGTCATCCGGTGAGTATCTCGTGCGCTGTCTGATATTTACCCTGATGCACCGCACGATGTCCCGAACGAAATCGGGTGAGACTCCGAACTCGGTCGCAAGTTCTGAGGGGCGCATGTAGCGTCTGAGCATTTACCCTCCTTTCTCCGCATACTGCGAATTCCTCTCCGGATGCTTTCCGGAATTGCTGTGGCTCTTTCCATCCTTGAGCTTGTGTCTCTGATGGGATTCAGCGGCGAAATATACGCCCTGTCTGTGGTAATGCCTGATGCGCGCCCTTACCTCGTCCTCGTCGATTCCGGTCTTCGCAGAAATCTCGGCACACGAAAGACCGTCGCGCTTCATCATGGCAAGGTCAAATGTGTTGTAATGTTTTCTCATGACTTCATCCTGTAATGTGTCAACCGCTCTTTAACGACCTGCTCCGTGACTCCGTATTCATCCGCAATCTGCTTGTTGCTCCATCCCTCGTTGCTGAGCTTGTTGACTCTGAGGATGTTCCACTTCGGCGGCTTGTCGCTCTTAGCTGTCACCTGCTCCACCGTGATAGCCTCTGGCTTCTCATACGGAATCCGCTCATGCTCGGGCACTGCGTCATCATCGGGAATCGTCTCGACCTGTGCGGGCTCTTCCACCCAGTCCGGATCATCGTCCTCGTAATCGTCCTCGTCATCGGAGAGCAGGTTGCGTCTCTCCAATGCGATCTCTTCTTTGATTTTGGAAACGTCCACCTTCGGTGGGTTGAGCACCTTGTTGCGCTCGGAATCGCTGACAAAAATCATCAAGTCATCGATGATATCATCAAGGTATAACGGCTGTGCAGCAGTCCAGTCCGAAGAGTAACCGTCACGCTTGAGGACGGGTAAATGCGTGAGTCCCTTGCTGTACAGCAGCATTGCCGTATCGGCGTCAATCTGAACTAAATCATTCGGCATGTTGCTCATGTGTTTCTCCTTTCTACTTTTGTGAAGTCGATGTAGTAATCTCCGCTTTCTTTATCACGATAAAGGTCGTAATAACCCTCAAACGGTTCCCAGTCTTTTGTGTCATCTGCAGAAAACTGCACTAATTTGCTTGAACGGTTTACGGACACAAGCGTGAAGGCATCATCTTCATCAGTGCCGATGAAATACATTCGTTTTGCAGCGCGGTCCAACTCCAGCGCAATGCATTTCCCTTCTGTGATTTTCCCGTATGAATAATCAAGAAACATAATTCGAACGCCGTTGCTGAGAATGCCCCTCGGAACAATCCTTAAAGAAACGTCTTTTTTTCTTGTTCCGCCATTGTAGCGTTTGTGAATTCGCTCTCTCATGCTCCTCTCCTTTTCTTCCTGAACGGACACGCCTTCTCACACCGTCCGTATGTTGATGTTAAAATCGTGCACCGCCCTTTGCCTGACCTTGCGAAACACGGCGCTCTCTCGTTACATTCCGGACCAAGAAGCATATCTGCTGTAATTGACTGCGTCTCGCTCTCGGTCATCGGCGGCATAAGGTCAGCGACTTTGCAATGAAGTACATCCGCAATCGCCTGCGCTGTCATGATCGTGGTCTTGCATCGCTTTGTGATTGTCCACATGCTTGTGCCGGTCGCCCTTGTGACATCCTGCATGCACATGCCTGCGAGCTTGATGCGGTGAAGTAGGCGCTCTGTTGAAATCGGTATGCATTGCTCCCGCATCAGACCACCTCCGAAATCGCTTTGCGCAGTGCGAAGACCTCATGTGTCGCAAGGTCGTATCTGTGACCGTCCACAATGGCATAGGGCGATTTCGTGCGAATGCCCTCAATCTGCCATGCAGTCGGCTCACTACCCTTGACCTCGACGCGGAGCTCTGCTTCGACCGCTCCGGAAAGTCTGCGGTAAGCTCGGATGCTTCTTGTTGTGATACTCATCTCTTGCCCTCCAGATTCACCGCTAACCATACGAAGCAGTAGACCATCGCACCGAGCGAAATGACAATCGCCGGAATGGTCGGCTCACGCACTCCGCTGAGTGACGATGCGATCATCAGCGACATGGAAGCGCCGAAGGACAGGATTGAGCGGGCATTGTGCTTGTTTGTGTTCATGATTTCTCCTTTCTGTAAAAAGGAATTTTAAGTGTAATATGTTTTAGGTAGGGAAATGTTCGTTGCAATGGAGTTATGTCTGAATTTCCCTGTTGTTTCTGGAATATTCAACGCTTAAAACGCATTGCAAGGGCTTCCTTCTGCTCGTCCGTAAGCTCTTTGCCTTTGAGCTTAACCTTGCGACCGTAAAGAAGTTCCTTCGGCGCTTTGTAGGTCTTTGAAACGATATCACCCTCGCAGGTCTCGGACTTCACAAACTCCCAATCACCGCCCTCAACAAACTTGTCAAAGCGTGTCATCATTGTGTAATCGCTTGTGTAAATGCTTGCTTCTTTCTCATCCCGATACCATCGGATGATTGTTTCCTGTTCATCAATCGGTGTTCTCATCCGCCTGATTCCCTCCTTGCTTACTTTTAGTTAGCACGACAGGCAAAGAAATATCCGCCATCGTGCAGTTGTACACTGAACAAATGCTGACGAGCTGAACCGCTGTCGGATATGTCACACCGTTCTCCCAATTCTGAAGCGTTCTCGGTG